AAAGGTAAAAACGAAATAAAAAGAGTGAACCAATTTAGTATTGTTGGTCATAAAGGAAAGTTTAGAGCTAGCGGTGTGGGTGGAAGTATGACAGGCCGCCCGGGCGATATTATCGTAATTGACGATCCGTTTAAGAATCGAGAGGAAGCGGAAAGCGAAACAAAGAGAAAAAGGGTTATTGATTGGTATAAGTCAACTTTGAGGACCAGATTATCGGCTCAAGGTCGAATATTAATGCTGCTGACTCGATGGCATGAAGATGATCTGGCTGGTTGGTGTATAAACAAAATGGTAGAAGATGAGAACGCAAGCATGTGGAGGATTGTAAGTTTACCGGCTATTTTTGAAAAAACAGAGTTTTCTCATCCGGATGACCCACGTAAAGAAGGCGAATTATTATGGCCTGAAAAATACCCATGGAGTTTCATAAATGCGATGAAGTCAGATTTAGGCAGCTATGATTTTTCGGCTTTATATCAGCAAAGACCACAACCAGCGGGCGGTTTGGTGATTAAGCGTGAATGGTTTACGAAATTTATAGATAAAGCTCCAGCTGGTTTAATGTGGGTTCGGTATTACGACTTAGCGGTGGGTGAGAAAAAGAAAAACGACCATACAGCGTCAATACAAATGGCTATTGATGGCGACGAAAACGTATTTATCAGAGGTGGTTTCCGAGGCCGTTGGCAATGGCCTACAGCCAAGAAGATACTTATCGCAACTGCTAAGCGTGAGGGGGATGTCGAGATTGGTGTTGAAGATTTTGGAACGCAAAAAGGCTTTGTTCAGGATTTGCAAAACGATAAAGCGTTAAGAGGTGTAGCGATTAGAGGTTGTGCGCAAGCGGCGGATAAGCTTACCAGGGCATTGCCTTGGATTGCCAAATTAGAGGCAGGAAAGTTTTATATTGTAGGTGGTGGGGGGTGGATAGACGATTTTATAGATGAATGTGTTAGGTTTATTGGCAAAGATTCAAAAGAAGACGACCAGGTTGATGCAGTTAGTGGAGCTTATTATATGCTATCGGGCGGCGGCGGATTAAGCGTAATTGGAAATGTTACTTAAGGAATAATATCAATGTTCGGATTTAAAACGTTACATAAACAGCGTGATATAATAGAAAAACAAGAGTCTGCAATAGCCGAATTGGCGGAAAAATACGATAAAGCCCAAATCCGGATAGCCGAGTTGTATGATGCCGGTAATCGTCAGGATTTAGGCGGTAAAAACAAATATACAACAACAAAAGCTCAGGTTACAGAGACCATAAAGAAATTTGAGGGTAGGTCTGAATATGGTTGCGAATTAGTGCAAAGGATAGTTGCCCTTTGTTCAGCCTTAACTTTGCCGCACGGCGTTGATGTTGTTGTTGATGAAAAATCCCAAAGCAATGAAAATACTGGCAGGGCTGAATTGGAGTTTATTAAGAATTGGCTTGATGATAACAACCTTGACCAGGCAGGTTCTTTGGATTTAGCCCAAGAAGCTCATTTGCAGGGTAAAATACTAATGACTCTGGATTGGGTATCAGATCAAAAACTTGATGCTGGTGGCCGTGTAATAGCTCAATATAGGTCATGGCTGGATACGAATTGGGATATTGACTACGCAGGCAGTTATAAATCAGCACCGTACGAAGTTACAGGCAGCGAATCAGTTGAAAATGAATCGAAAGAATTTAAATATGATAACGATCGCTTTTCGTTTTTATTTTTGAACGGTAGATTTGGTCAATTGGATGGCAGGCCAAGAGTTGCACCAATTTTGAATGTTTTGGAAAATCTTTCGGCCGATTTAGCGGATTGGCGTAACGGCAATAAGTTTTTTGGCCATAAAACGCCATATTTCAAAGGTAAAGACAAAGCAGAAGTTGATACAATTAACAATATGATTAAATCTTTGCGTTGGCGTGTTGGTACTGCTTTGGCTGGTACTGCTGAATTTGACTTGGTTGGCGGCGGCGGTTCAGATCATCTTGCGAAGTCCATTGAGACATCAATATCGATTATTTCGGCAGCTACAGGAATAAGCCCGCATTTTTTAGGCTTTCCACAGTTATTGTCAAATAGAGCAACCGCAGAGTCTATGGGCGAACCTACTGAAATAGTAACATCAAGTGAGGCAAGGCGATGGTATAATTTCTTTGAGGATTTGTATTACAAGGTTATTAAATTGCGTAATGTCAACAAGAAAAACGGCATTGAACTTAATCCAGATTTGGTTAAGCCTAAGATTGTCGGTTTATCCGATAGGCAGGTTAAAATGCTAAAAGAAGTATTACTGCCTGCATTGCAGCAAAATGCAATCAGCGTTAAGACGTTTATAAGCCAATTACCCTTAGAACTTGACCCGGAAGAAGAGTATGAACGTATTAAAGAGCAAAACGCCGGTATGAGTGATGATATATTCTTGCCTGAATCCGGATTTGCTGGACAAAAAGAGCCTGTAGAAGATGAGGAATAAGAGTTTAGTAAACAAAAAAAAGCGTGATAGTGCCTTTGGTTTGATACGCAGGCAGTTTGAAAAGCGAATATACGACCTTGAATTTGAGGTTTTACAGAAATTAGAGCCGCAAATTAAAAAACGAATCGAACAGCGGAAATTTGTCAATACCAAAAGGGCTTTTCAATAAACACAAACGGCTTGTATATAATCTATTATCATTAACCAGCAAGCAAGCTTCGCAATTCGCCAAAACCAACATAAAGAATTTTCGTAAGAAAAATAAGCGTTTTGTTGGCAAGATTAAAGAACTTGAATTGCCCGACGAGCAGCTTTTGGCAGCGGTAAACAAAAAGACTATTGATTATTCAAAGTGGGTTACTCGAAAAGTCAGGACTTGGAGCGGTGATGTTTCCAAAATCAGGTTCAGATCGACAATAAATAAGGCCAAATCTGTAATAATCGAATCAACAAAAGAAGGCTTGACGTGGGATCAAACGAGAGAAAAGCTCCAAAAGAAGTTTAAAAAATATAACACTTATGAGCTGGATCGAGTTATTACAACCGAACAAACCCGCATGATAGCTATGTCAGAGTTTGCGGAATATCAAGACGATGATATGATTGTAGGTTACGAGTGGAAGGTTAATTACACGGGTTGTCCAATTTGCGATGCTAAAGAGGCAGAAGGATTTATACCTAAAAATGAAGTTGATTCGACAGGTTTACCGCCTGCACATCCAAATTGCGAATGTACTCTTGAGCCTGTATTTATAATCGAGCCTATAGCAGTTGAATATATCTTATCGACAAAGAATGAATATTTTGAGCCATACAGACGATACCTGAAAAGTGCTTAATATTGTGCTTTTAAGGGCGTTTAAATGGTTATTCCGAATATTGTTAGAAATGAGCCGATACACTTGCAACGGGCTTTTATCAAAGAATTTGAAAAAATTTACGATGAAACAAGCTCAGCTGTCATGGCTTATGATTCAGCGGTCGCTCTATTAAATGCTGTTAAGTTTAAACCTATTGCGGAAAGAACAGAAACGTTAGAAAAACAAGTTATTTTTGCAGGTGAAATCGCAGAACTTGACAGCGATATTATTCCAAAAAATATCCTTAACCAGGTTAAGCAGATAGACCCACACCCCTTCTTTGCAGTTTATAAGATTGGCAAGGATGGTTTGTCGCGGGGCGAAAAGATTAGAAAAATATGGTCTTTTGGCGCAATCAAAGAATTAGCTAAGAGTATTAAAAATTACGCTGCTGATATTATCGAAGGCCACACAAAGGGAACCGAGGAAAAGCCGACTTTGGGGAAGGTTATTTATTCATATACAAAAAATATAGGTAAATCACTATACGCCTATGCTGTAGCTCATATCACAAATGACGAAACAAAAGAGCGCATCAAAAACGGGGAACTTGATCTTTGTAGTGTGGAAGGCGATGTGTTGTTTTCGCGCAAAGGTGTCGGAGATTGGTTTATCGATAAAGTTTTAGGCATTAAAAAGTTGGCGTTGGCAAATTCTGAAAATGATAAGGCTGGTTTTGCTGATGCTGGAATAGTGACAACCATTCAGGAATTAGAATCGAAAGGAAATGAAGATATGGCAGGTGAAAGTAAAGTTGACAACCTATCAGTTTACGAGGTTAAAGTTGCAATTGAAAAGTTAAATCTCAAACCAAAGGATTTGTTCAGAAGTTTGGATTTGCTTGAAGTTGATTCGGTAAAGAAATATGTCGAATCGGAAGTTGACAAAGCAAAAGAGGAAAAGCAAAAAGAGATCAATGGGCTTGCAAAGAAGCTTGAGCCTTTTGAAGCAAAAGAAAGGTCAGCTAAACTATCTGGTTTCGTTGAAAAATCACCATTGCTAACTGATAAGCCTAAAAAGTTACGCGAATACATTACAGATAAAATTGCAAGTCTTGATGTGAAAGATGTAGATGATTCTGTTGTAACTTCAAAAGTTGATGAGTTCATTAAAAAACAGCTTGATGATGTCGAAAAGTATAACCTGAAATTTGAAGATTCAGACGATGATGACGACGGCAAAGCACAGGATGGTAAAAAGTCTGAAACAACCAAAAAGGCAACAAAAAAGAAACCTGCCGATGTTGATTTGACAGATCCGATTGCTATGGCAGACCCAGAGGTTAATGATAATATCCCTGATTAACGACAGTTGTCAGGATTTTGGCCGACAGGCTA